AAAACGTGACAGGGAACTGGCAGCCATCACAAAGGAACGCAAGGAGGCGATCGAGGATCTTAAGAAGAAAAAGGGCTCAATGTCTGATGAGGAATATACGAAACAACGTAAGGAACTGCAAGACACGTCCAATGAAAAATTCACAAGAAAAGCTGGCGGATACGAGCGACGCGCTGCCGCAATAATTAACAGCCAAAAGCTTTATTGGTATTCCTACTTTTTGGATGAACTGCAAAGTACAAATCGCCTTATTGCGATTACTTTGAAAAAAGGTGTAACAGACCTATGGCGAGGTTCTAGAGAATTTCTCCCCCCGGGCGCTGAAGCTGAAGAAGGAGCCGACAACGCCAATGCAGTCCCTAAAACAGGTATTTCTGCAGGAGAAATTTTAAAATCGATTTTTGACGCTGCCCCTGGCACCGACGGAGACCGCGGCAGTTGGCGGCTAGTTAACGATGGCGCGAACACGAAGCATATATCATGTAGAGAGAATCTTGAGCGAGGGAGCAGCGCCGCCCGCGCCTTATCAAAGGCTCTCTGCGGAGAAACCGTAGGAACTATGAAGGATATGAGTGAGCTGGATACATACAAAGCGCACTTCAAAGCCGTTAATGTATCTCAAGACCCGGCCGCGGCTGCCAAGAAGGAAAAAGAAGTCCGCGATAATGCAGTTTTCACAGCCACCACTTCCGGAATTGGAGATAGAGCCATATATTTTACATTTCTAGGAGACATACTTGATACAGCAATGAAATTTATGGCCGAGATCAACGTTATAAACACTCCACGCGAAACTAATATTCGCCTCTTAACCTCCCAAATTAATTTTATTGACCCTGGCGCCCGTCAACAGGGAGAAAAAAGGAAAGCTTCTTTAAATATCGCAGATGTACCAATTGCTTTTGACGAATTCCTTCTTTGGTTTAACAACAAAGTTATTAAGTCCGGACGCACAAATTATCCTGTTATGGATTTTATTAAAGATGTTATAACAGATCTTGCTTTTCAAGCATTTGGCTATAATTGTGTCGGAGGATCTCCAGGTCTCGTCCCGATGTTGAACTACACACTTTTTCAGGCTCCATTAAAGGAAAGTGGCGCAGAGCCCCTCGTCCCGGGCCTAAGATATAACGGCACTGCACCCCTTTTAAAGATTCATGATAACATGAAAGATCTTTTCGTAAAAAGTCCCTCACAAGTTGTTAATTACGTTATAATTCATGGCGCCAGCAGGTCTTTCGTCAACAAAAATGCTGATTCACTTGAACAAGATGAAAGAGACGGTATTTATCATTTTGGGATAGGCTTGGACCGAGGCATATTAAAAGAAATTAATTTTTCGGGTAATACCTTAAAATATGCGACAGAAACCAGAGTAATTGAAGACGGACAATCGGGCCTTGAACAATTATTTGAAAAATTTGATGCCACCGTACAATTGTATGGATGTCCTATTTTTCGCAATGGACAATATTTATATTTAGATCCACGAACAATGGGCGTTAGTTCTGATGTCGCTAGAGCTATTGGCCTCGGAGGCTATTATAATATTTATAATGTATCAGGAGAGTTAAACCGCGCTAGTTACACTATGGAGCTGAAATGTAAATATCAAGGAAGTGGATTATGCGGAGATGACACCATCGATGCCAGCAGAAATACATGTGTAACAAATGCTGTGATGAAACAATGGAAGCAGCATAACAAAAATAAACAAGTTGTTCGCCGCGATGATGCAGAAAACCAGCAATCAGTGCCGGTGAACGTAAATGATACAGAAAACCTGCAATCAGCGATGCCCGCCGGCGCCCCGGCCGCCGCAACCCCCCCCAATCCAGCTGTAGCCAGTACAACAGAAGAGGGAGGCAGTTAATTTATGCCATCAGAAGAAATCGTAAAATCTTTAGCAACAAAAGATAGTAATTCTTTCGAACTTTATGAAAATCGTAAGGCTTATAAAAATAGAACTTTAACAAGTTATGGAGATCATGGCGGAACAAGATATATCCAGCCTGGCATAGCTGAATTTTGGTATGATAGGTATCTTTACGGAAAAGTTAATCGACAGGGCGATATTGTTATTATGCGTGAAGATTTTTTAAAAACTTTACGCGGCAGCTCAAAAGGCACATTTTATGCTTTAAATTTTGTTGCTCTAGCCTTCAGTGAAATGAAAAATTATCTTGAGAGGCACACGGGCCCCAATCGAATTCCGAATAAGAAGACTTTGTTTGCTCTCTTAAATCCGGCAGCTGCTTGGCAAGGTATATACAACCAATATCATGATTATATGAAAGGTACCTATACCGTTTTTCTCGATTATTTAACTCAATTTGGCAGAGAAAAAAATATTAATAATTTTGATGATTTTATTGAAGAATACTTTATATTTTGCCAAAATACAATAACAACAGTCGACAATCCTATAACTCTTTCTGGATTCGTAACAAACGGACATGTCAGCGCCCATTGCGGCGGATTAACCATTGATCTTTTCAAAGCTCGCGCCTCTAACGACCCGCTTAAGAATGATCTTTTTATTCGAGATATAAACTTTGATTTTTTCGTACATGCTGCGACGAAACATGGCTTTGTCATTGATAAAAATGTGCCATGGCGCCTCACCGCAAATTTAAATTCTGATTATATGAGGCGCTTGATGGAATCTATAGCTTTTGATGTCACTTACTCTCTTGGGCCCCGTCATGTTTTTGATATATATTACTTGAAAACCTATACAATGGATCTTATACTTTTGAGAAAATATATGTACGATATGTATAATTCATTGCTGATTCATACACCATTTTATACCAAATATAAATATTGTAATAATACAGGAAAAACCAAAAATATTAAAGTTACACGCCGCCCAATAACTTCTGCAGCCGCAGAACATTTATATACTGTTAAGGATTATTGGTTAGAAAAAGCACACCGATTCAGACTTTTAGAGTTGGATCATGATCTGCAAGAAGAAAATATCAAAAAACAAATTAAAAATGCAAAATCAGTCTATGATATTCGCGGTGAGATGCATTCTTTAAAATATTTACACAATCATACAAAAAGATTTTTTCTGCACGAATATAATAAATTGAATGCCAATTTGAAGCTTAACATTCCTCAACATTCACCAAAAATAACTTGATTTTTCCTGAATTGTTGTTATAATCCCTATATGTTATTCCAAACACTTGACAACAAGAACGGTTGTGTCGGCTTTTATCGCGACGGCAAGTTTCTACAAGAATTCGACAACCAGTGCAAAGTTACTTGGCGCCATAATCCCAGACTAGTCGGCAAAGATGTTGATTTTGTTCAGATTTATGCCGAAGGCAAAGAATTGGACGATATTTGTCCTGAACACTTAAAAGAAGAATGGCAGCAAATGCAAACAAAAATGTGTAATTTTTACACAAGTTTCCAAATTAGTAAAGTTAATTTACAGGATGTTTGCTTTTATGACTTGTTGCCTGAAAAATTTCTTAAGAAATATTGCGAGGCTAAAAATGAAATTTGTCGGTGGATCGTCAACAACGCAGAGAAGCCCAAAAATTACGATTTGATGAAAAACATTCTTGGTTTTGTGGCTGAAATTGAGACCCGCGAATTAAGCCTAAATTGGTCAGATATTGAACTAGCGAGCATCAAGTCGCGCGCGTTATTAAAAAGAAAGGACACCATCTCAAATAAAGTTCAATATAATCCATGGAAAACGATTACCGGCCGTTTGGCAACAACACCAAACAGTTTTCCAATATTGACGATGAACAAAGAGAGCAGATCGATAATTAAGCCTCAAAATGACCTGTTTCTGGAGTTAGATTATAATTCAGCAGAATTGAGGACTGCTTTTGGTCTCCTTAAAATGGAACAGCCGACAATCGATATTCATGATTGGATTTTGGAGAATGTGTTCAAGGGTAAGGTTACACGAGAAAAATCAAAGGAAAAGACTTTCGCATGGCTCTATAATGCAAAAGCATCGAACAAGAAACTTGAAAAAATATTTGACAAACAGAAGATTTTAGATTATCATTATGACGGAAATTGTGTGAATACCATATATAATAGAAGCATAGAAGTAGATGATAAGAAAGCCCTGAATTATATTATTCAGAGCACCACGAGCGATTTGGTTTTAACACAAGCAATGAAGATCAGCAAATTAATAGAAAAATCTTTTATTGCATTTGTGGTGCATGACAGCATCGTCATCGACGTTGATCGATCTGATCGGGGGAAACTTGATGAAATTATTGATGTTTTTTCGAAAACAGACCTGGGGACGTTCAAAACCAACGTTGCGCTCGGAAAAAGCTTCGGAGATATGAGAAGGTTATAATGTCAACTATTATTGGATTAGGAAAAGCCGGCTGCAGCATTGCCAAAGAAATGAGTATATATCCTCAATATAACATTTTTTGTATTGATTCAGAGGAACATGATCATAACAAGTTTAAGCTTATCGAAAAGCAGAAAAACTTCGAGGCTTATGAAAACAAGTTCCCGTCAATTAAAAAGTTCCTTAAAGGTGCAAAAGCGCCATATACTGTGATTGTTGGCGGCTCCGGTGCAATTTCTGGTTCAATCTTAAGATTAATGGAACAGCTAGCTAGCAAAGAAATTTCTGTGATTTTCATTAAACCAGAAATTGATATTTTATCTAATTTAGCGGAGAAGCAAGAACGTTTGGTCTTCCATGTTCTTCAGCAGTATGCTCGCTCAAATATGATTGATAAGATGTTTGTAATTTCTAATTCTGAATGTGAATCGATTTTGGGCGGCCTCACTGTTAAAAATTATTTTAATAAAATTAACAAGTTGATTGTAGCAACCTATCATATGTACAACGTATTCCAGAATATAGAGCCTCTAATCCAGACGCATGCAGATCCCCTTGAAATATGCAAAATAGCCACTTTTGGAATCGTCGATGAAGCCGGCTCTGAAAAGCTACTATATGACTTAAAGTTTCCGAGGGAAAAACATCTTTATTATTCTGTAACAAACGATTCCTTGGAAAACGACGTTTCTCTGATGAAGAATATAAAAGAACAAGTAAGAGAAAAGATGACAGACAAACTGAAAGTCTCATATTCAGTGTATGAGAACGATTACGATCAGAATTATATATATTCATGCACCTTCGCTTCAATGATTCAGGAAGAAAATTATGATTTTCCTCTTGACTCTGATGTTTAACGTTGCTATAATATATACACAATAAGCGGCCCGATAGACCAATCGGGTTGACTATACCTCAATGGACAAAACAAAAGGAGTTTAAAATGGGTATTGATTTGAAGAAGATGCGCGCCAAGATGGATGCGCTTGAGAACCGAGGCGGCAAGAATATTTTTTGGCGCCCCGAAGATGGAGAGACCACCATTCGCTTGGTCCCGACTGCTGATGGAGATCCTTTCAAGGAGTATTGGTTCCATTATAACGTTGGAAACAACCCGGGCTTTTTGAGCCTAAAGAAGAACTTTAGCGAGGAAGATCCGTTGGATGATTTCATCCGCCAGCTTTATCGCGAAGGCGGCGAGGACAACACTCGTCTCGCCAAGAAGCTCGGCGCTCGCCAGCGTTTCTTCACACCGGTCATTGTACGTGGCCAGGAGGACCAGGGCGTCAAGATCTGGGGCTACGGCAAGATGGCTTACAAAGAGCTGCTTAACCTAGTATTAAACCCTGATTACGGCGATGTTACAGATACTGCCGAGGGCACGGATCTTGTCATCAATTATGGCAAGCCGCCTGGAGCACAGTTTCCGCAGACGTCGATTACACCTCGTCGTAAGACATCTCCCCTATCACAGGATGAGAATAAGGTCCACGCTTGGCTTGATTCCATTCCTAATTTTGAGGAGGTTTTTGAGCGGAAGACTGCAGATGAGGTTCGAACGATGCTTGATGAGTACCTTCTGACGCAGGACGACGCGGAAGAGGTTTCTACCGAGTCGACTCGCTACGAGAAGAGCGACAACAGCACTGATCGAGCCTTTAAAGAGCTTCTGAACGGGTAATAAGACCCTCAACCGCAGGGAGGCACGGGTTTACAGGTGTCTCAATTTTTTAACCCGAGGGAAAAATGGCAAAAAAGAAGAAGAACGGTAGGATAGATACAACGAGTCTTATTGACCTGATTAATAAGAAAGCAGGCGAAACGCTTGCGTATGATTTAACAAAAGATAATCCAACCGAGGTTAAAGAGTGGATTCCGACTGGATCCACGTGGCTTAACAAAATTACTTGTGTAGGCAATCCAAATGGTGGAGTTCCTGTTAGCAAGATTACAGAACTCGCTGGATTAGAAGGATCAGGTAAATCCTATATGGCCGCGCAAATTGCGGCCAATGCTCAAAAGATGGGCATTGAAGTTGTTTACTTTGATTCAGAGTCTGCTTTAGACCCAGCATTTTTAGAACAAGCTGGGTGTGACGTTGCCAAGATTGCCTATACACAAGCGAAGACTGTTGAATTTGTTTTCGAAACGATGGAGATGCTTCTCGGAGAGACAGATAAGAGGCTTTTATTTGTTTGGGATAGTGTCGCACAAACGCCAACCAGAAAGATGTTAGATGAGGATTTTGATCCTCAATCTTCGATTGGCTACAAAGCTCGTCTTTTATCCAAAGCCATGAAAAAGATGACCATTCCTTTGGCCAATAACCAATGTACTTTATTAGCTTTAAACCAGCTAAAAACAAATATCACAACTGACCGGGCCTCTCTGATGACGGAGCCATACGTTACGCCTGGAGGCAAAGCTTTGCCATACTCATATTCTTTGCGTATTTGGCTTACTGTACGAAAAGCAAAAGCTTCTTACGTTACTGATGAACACGGATACAAAATTGGTTCTGAAGTTAAAGCGCGGATAAAGAAATCACGTTTTGGCTCTTTGGGACGCGAATGTACATTCAAGATTTTGTGGGGTAACCACGTCGGCATTCAAGATGAAGAAAGTTGGTTTGACGCAATTCAGCCATCAGAGAATCTTGAGCGCAATGGGGCCTGGTATACTTTGAAATACGAAGATGGAACATTCGAAAAGTTTCAATTTACAAAATGGCACGAAAAGATTAAAGAAGAAAAATTTAGAACGAGGGTAATTCAGATAATGGATGAAGTTGTCGTACAAAGTTGGCACCCAATAGAAGAACAAATTTCTGTTGTCTCATAGAAAACCGTTCCTATAATATTCTTGTAGGAGAGAGAGATGGATAAGGAGGGCGACAAGCCTTTTAAGAACAGAAACAAGGTCAAGGGTAAAGAAGTGAGCCTCTCAAATAAGATGAGGCGTTATTTGAAAGTAGCCCAAGATATGGCTGCTCATTCTAATTATGGCAAGATAAAGCATGGCGCCGTCCTCATTAAGGGAGGCTCTGTTATAAGTACTGCCTTTAACAAGGATAAGTTTAGTTCTTTCGGAGAAAGGTTTCGTGGTCCAGATTGTGGACCAGCTACACATCATGCCGAATTATCATGTGTAACTGGAGTAGATCGATCTAAAACAGCAGGCGCAAGTATATTTGTTGTAAGGATCAACCGACAAGGTGAGTTGAGATTATCAAAGCCTTGTCCGATGTGTCACGATGCATTAAAGTTTACAGGTGTTAAGAGAGTTTATTATTCTACTAATGACGGATCAATTGAGATGTACAAGTTGTAATTTACGAACTATATATAGTATATGGATTTAAGAAATTTGATAAAAGAGGTGCTCAATGAAGGTCTTTACGAGGCAACTGTCATTATGCGCCTTAATCGATCAGAAAATCTAACAATCATTACTGACAAACTTCGTGGAGTTTGCGGTATTACAATTGTTGATGTCACTGTCCCATCAAAACCTGTTTCTGAAACAGTCGAACGCGTAACTTTAAATGTAAGGTTCTTTCTAATGGAAAGCAGCCTTAAAACGCAATTGACCAGAATGTCTACAGAAGCTAGAAAAATCCAAGGTGTATACTCTTTTATGCCTGTTAAGGCTGTAAAATATTACAGTCGCATTTACAAATAAAAAAATAGAGGGAAAATGTCGATTAATGGAAGGGTGTTGGTCATCGACCAACTTAACCTATTTTTGCGTAATTATGTAATTAATCCATCGGAGTCTCAATGGGGCCCAATTGGTGGAATAAAAGGCACAATGCAATCACTACAAAAGCTTTGTAATGATGTAAAGCCTGATCATATTGTTATCTGTTGGGATGGTGCTGGCGGCTCTATCAAACGCAAACAGATGAAGAAGGATTATAAAGCCGGCCGCGCCCCATTGCGCCTAAACCGAGCTTTTCATCACCTGGATGAGGACGAAGCAAAACAAAATCGTTTCTTTCAGGAGTTGCGCCTTGTTGAGTACTTCAATGAAATGCCGGTGATTCAGTTTAAATTTGATAATGTAGAGGCTGATGATATCGTCGCATATGTTTGCCAAATGCCGGAATTAGAAGATTGTGAGAAGGTTATTGTATCTAATGACAAAGATTTTTTCCAGTTAGTTTCTGGTAAAACTGTGCTTATGCGGCCTGTTGAAAAGAGTCGAGTGTACAATAGTAGGACTGTCCTTAGTGAGTTTAAGATTCATCCACACAATTTTGCATTAGCAAAAGCAATGATTGGTGATAAGAGTGATAATCTGCCAGGAATTTCTGGTGTTGGAGAGGGACGAATCAAGAAAGACTTCCCGCAGTTTAACAGCGACCAGCAACTTACAATCGATGAATTGCTAGACTATTGTCGTGATAACCAACAGACTAGTAAAAGAAAAATGTGGAAAGAGATTGTCGATAACGAGCGCGTTATTAGATTAAATTATAAGATGATGCAACTTTACGCACCCCATTTATCCATAGACAACAAAAGAGAAATTCAGGAGGTAATTCAGGATCCGGATTTGACTTTTAATAAGATGAATGTCATGAAGATGATGATGCGTGATGAGTTTGCACAAGTAAGCTTTTCTGATATGTTTAAAGCATTTCAAAGAATGGCAAAACAATAAGAGGATAAAATGACTGAGGGTATAGATTTTTCTAAATATGGAAAATCATTTCAAGAATCGCTAGCGCAATTAATGTTTGAAGATCGTCCTTTCTGCGATCAAATCGAGGAAGTGTTAGACATTGGTTTTTTTGAGTTAAAGTATTTACGCGTTTTTGTTGAACGCGTTTTTGACTATAGAAAGCAATACGGAGTGCATCCATCAATAAACGTCTTTACGTCAATATTACGTACAGAGTTGGAACATTACACTCCAGCACTACAAAAGCAAGTACGTGATTATTATGTACGATGCGAAGCTCGCGATGTACAAGATACTGAATACATCAAGAATACAAGTCTAGATTTTTGTAAAAAGCAAAAGTTGAAGGCTGCTCTAGTACAGTCTGTTGAATTGATCCGTAGTTCTTCTTTTGATGAAGTTAAGCAAGTTATTGATGAAGCTCTTAAATTAGGTGTGGATAACAATTTTGGCCACGATTTTCTAAAAGATTTTGAAGCTCGATATGAAATCAAAGCTCGAAATCCAATTTCAACTGGCTGGAGTAAGATCGATAAACTTACCGGCAACGGCCTAGGCTCCGGAGAGCTGGGAGTAGTTATTGCTCCAACCGGAGCCGGCAAATCAATGGCTTTGGCTCATTTGGGGTCTGCCGCAGTTAAAAATGGCAAAAATATTGTCCATTATACTTTAGAATTATCAGAGGCTGTAACTGGCCAGCGCTACGATAGTTGTACAACCGGTGTTCCTTTATCACAATTATTTGACAGGAAGGACGAAGTCTTTGAAAATATTACAGATATTGAAGGATCTCTTATTATTAAAGAATATCCAACAAAAACTGCTTCTCCGGGCACGATAAGAAAACATCTAGAAAAATTAAAAAAACAAAATCGAAAAATCGATATGATTATAGTAGATTACGCCGATTTGCTCCGTCCTGTCAAAAGTTACAAAGAGAAAAGGAACGAACTAGAGTCTATTTATGAAGACTTGCGGGCAATTGCCCAAGAAAACCAGTGTCCAGTTTGGACAGCATCACAAACGAATCGTTCAGGATTAAATGCAGAAGTCGTAACTATGGAATCAATTTCGGAAGCCTTCAACAAGTGTTTTGTATCAGATTTTATTTGTTCTATATCGAGAACAATTAAAGATAAGAATTCTAATCAGGCAAGAATGTTCATCGCCAAAAATCGTAATGGCCCTGATGGGCTAATATTTTCTATGCATATGGATACTTCCTGCGTAAAACTGCAGGTTATTGATAAAACTGAACTCGGCAATATTTCGCCGACATCTGATCCAAAAGAATTCGGCGCTGGTGAAATATGGAAAAAGTCTAGAAAAGGAGGAACGCACTAGTGGAACTATCATCAAAAATTTTATCGGATATCACAGTTTATATGAAGTACGCCCGCTATCTAAAAAAAGAGAATCGTCGCGAAACTTGGGAAGAACTAGTTACACGAAATAAGAATATGCATCTTAAGAAGTATCCTCAACTTGAGGAGGAAATCATTAATGCTTATCAATATGTTTATGATAAAAAAGTTCTTCCATCGATGCGATCTATGCAATTTGGTGGTAAACCAATTGAGGTCGCTCCTAACCGTATTTATAATTGTGCCTATCTTCCTGTTGATAGTTGGCTATCTTTTAGTGAAACAATGTTTCTCTTACTGGGGGGAACTGGTGTTGGATTTAGTGTACAAAAGCACCACATTGAAAAGCTTCCTGAGATTCAAAAGCCTCTACAGAAGCGAAAAAAACGATATTTAATTGGAGACTCAATAGAAGGCTGGGCTGATGCTGTAAAAGCACTAATGAAAAGCTACTTTTTAGGGGGCACACCTTTAAGATTTGACTTTTCTGATATCCGTCCAAAGGGCGCCTCACTAGTTACTAGCGGCGGCAAAGCTCCGGGCCCGCAGCCATTACGAGAGTGCCTTGTCAAAATTGAAGGTATTCTAGCGGAGAAAGAGACTGGTGACAAGCTACATCCTATTGAAGTTCATGACATTGTTTGCCATATTGCTGATGCTGTTCTTGCCGGGGGGATTCGTCGGGCTGCTCTTATTTCCCTCTTTTCAGCAGATGATGAAGAAATGCTCGCGGCGAAAACAGGAAACTGGTGGGAAACAGAACCACAGCGAGGACGAGCTAACAATTCAGTAGTATTGCTACGCCACCGTATTACAAAAGACTATTTTATGGACCTCTGGGATCGAGTTAGAGCATCACAGTCTGGAGAGCCAGGGTTTTATTTCTCGAACGACAAAGACTGGGGGACAAATCCCTGTTGTGAGATAGCTCTTCGCCCATACCAATTTTGTAATTTGACCGAGGTTAACACTTCAGATCTTGAAACACAGAAGGAGTATGATGACAGAGCAAGAGCCGCTAGTTTAATTGGCACTCTTCAAGCTGGCTATACTGATTTTCATTATTTGCGTGATATTTGGCAAAAACAGACTGAAAAAGAAGCTCTAATCGGCGTCTCTATGACTGGAATCGCTTCTGGCAAAGTGGCGGATTTAGATATGAAGAGGGCGGCGAATGTAGTAAAGAGAGAAAATGCCAAGATTGCCAAAATAATTGGCATCAAATCTGCGGCTAGGTGTACGACCGTAAAACCGGCCGGCACCACTTCTTTAGCCTTGGGCACCTCAAGTGGAATTCACCCATGGCACGGCGAATATTACTTAAGAAGGATCCGAGTAGGCAAAAATGAATCGATTTATACTCACTTGCTTATTCACAATCCAGAATTAATTGAAGATGAATATTTCAGGCCGCATGATACTGCGATCATCACTGTTCCACAAAAGGCGCCAGAAGGTGCCATCACTCGTAAAGAGAGTGCATTACAGCTCTTAAAGAGAATTAAGCATGTCACCGAAGAATGGGTCCGGCCGGGCACCAGGAGAGGTCAAAATACACATAATATCTCTGCGACACTTTCTATTAGAAAAGATGAGTGGGTTGACGTCGGTGATTGGATGTGGGAAAACCGCGAATATTATAACGGACTATCTGTCTTACCTTATGATGGTCACACGTATATACAGCCTCCTTTTGAGGAGTGTTCAAAAGAGAAATATCAAGTTTTATATGATTTATTAGAAGAAGTTGATTTAGAACAAGTTATTGAATTTGAAGACAACACAGATCTTCAAGGAGAATTGGCCTGCAGCGGCGGCAATTGTGAAATGAGATAGAAAGTTATTGACTTTCAAAAAATAGTGCGTATAATATAACCAAGACAATAAGGAGGAATTTATGTCTGATGAGAACACAACTAACGATTATTTGATTGATTACTTTAAGGCCTTTCAGGCCGTAGAGCTGGAAATGGAACCCTATAAGGAGCATAAGAAGGATCTTAAGAAGAATTATGTCGAGAATGGCTGGCTTTCAAAGCAGGAAATTAGTCAAGGACTGCGCGCCTATCGAATGTTGAAGAAGGGCGAAAATATCGATGATTTCACAGAAATCTTCGACAAGCTTCAGAAAAAGATTAGTTAGGAGACTCAATGTTACTAAAACCCTATAACAGACGTTTTCTAATTCAGCCTTTGGAAGAAGAAGAAATAGAGCAAACGGGCATACTGCTGCCTGATGATTTTAAAGAGCAAAGCCTCCACTCTGTAGGCCGAGTTCTGCGACGAGCTAGAGATTGTTCTCTAGGAGTTTGGAAGGGAGATACAGTTGTATATTCGACGAATATGCTTGAGACGATAACTCTCAATGGAAAAGATTCTTTTCTTCTTTTAGAGAACTATGTATTGGGTACTATTCATGAAAAGAATTGAACTTTACGGAGATGGAATAGGCGCAGTAGAATTAGTTGATCATATGGGTTCTGACCTTACGATCGTTAATTCTGCGCGTGTATCCTTTGGGAAACAGAAAAATGAACTCGACGAAAAAGATAAGAAACTTATCGACTACCTTATTAAGCACAAACACACATCGACCTTTGAGCATAACGTTGCTACATTTAGGTTTGTGGTACCTTTGTTTATCCGCAGCCAGCATCATCGCCACAGGACTTGGTCCTACAATGAAATTAGTCGTCGCTACACTGATGTAAATTTGAGATTCTATGAACCGAAAGTTTTTAGAACGCAGCATAAAAGCAATCGACAAGCATCTAACACAGACGATTTTATCGATCCAGTAATTGATTCACACGGAGTCGCCGTCCAGCGCGCCTCCTACTTAATATATTCTCATGACAGAGCATCCTTGGCATTATATAATAAATTAATCGACCATGGTATATGTCGCGAACAAGCGAGGGGCGTCTTGCCACAAAATTTATATACAGAATATTATGGTACTTGTAATTTAAGCAATCTACTTAAATTTATAGACTTGAGAACACATGACGGCGCCCAATGGGAAATTCAAAAAGTTGCTATAGCCGTGTTAGATATTATAACCGAACTATGGCCATCCGCTGTCTCTGCTTATAGAGAGAACAAAAACATATGACTTACTTATTATTGGCCCTAATGGCCACCACTCCACCAGAAATTTATATAGAAACATATGATCTGGAGCAACCAACTTATGATGAAATCTTATTAGAAGCAATTCATAATTGTAAAGGTGTGGATCCAGAAAAAGTTAATATTGAACTGTTGGAAAAGCTCATCGCGGTTGAAAAGGAATTTAACGTTCCTCCGTCGCTCAGAGGTATGATCTTGGCTGCAGCCTGTCAAGAGAGTAAATATAATCCCATAGCGGAAGGTGACAAAAAGTTTAGTAAGGACAAAAAGACGCCAATGGCAATTGGTCTTATGCAGCTATGGCCATATTACGAAAGGGCATACGGGATAAGCCGTACAAATCCCGAAGAAGCAGCTAGAGCCTGGATGCAGCATATTATAAAACAAATACCTAAGATTAAACGCAATTGCGGCTATAGAACTGATAATAAAATTTGGATAGCAGCCTGGGTGACTGGCGTACGTTATAAGAAAGCTGGAGGCCGATGTCGCGAAGTGCCGAAGCATCACCGTGTTTTGAAGAAGTGGCATAGGAATATCAAGATTAAAAGGAAAGATGGCTGTTGAGTTTAGTTGGAAAAACGTAGCCATTGGTACATCGCTGGCGGCTATTCATTGGGCACACAAAACAAATTGTCCAATCCTTTACAACAAAGAACCAGCCTTTTTTAAATTTAAAAAACTGATTTCTGGCGAGTTTGAATATGATAGATGGCAACGGATTGCCTCTGATTTATCTTGGAGAGGCTTAAACCCCTTTGGTGACAAGATTTCTTCTATCCGTCTTCAGGAAGATAAAATAGAAGTCATATGTCATAATAGAAAATATATCATAGCTTATGAAAATATTAGATTCTTTGACGGAGACAACATTGAAAATTTTCCATTTTCTAAAATAAACATAATAAGTTATCATGTATATGATTGGTTTCGTGTTACATCTGGCACGAAACACGAACACTGGTTTCTGGAAAACGAAGAAGATTTCGTAAACAAGATTTACTTTTTTCCCAAGATTACTTTACCGAAATATAAAGATTGTGTTTCAGAATCAATTATGTCCGAGAAGAGTTTAAATCATGTTGATTATACCTCAACAATGGCGAGGCATAAAACAGTCGACGTCATGACGAAAGCTGGAATTCTTGGTACGAAACACACACAAACTTATCGTTATCCTGTAAAGATGAATTTTTTAGAACGTCAGGTGTTCGAGGATAAAGAGGAGCTGATGATAGAAGAAGGCAATTACACATTGGATACTAGAGAATTTAAATGAGTTCTGGATTTCATTTGGCTGGTATTGTTCCTGTCGCCGGCCCAAAATTAGATTTTAATTTTCCATGGCATGATTGTATGGTTCCCATCGCAAAAGATTACCTTGCGATTGAGCGCGCCGTTTTAGAATGCGCATATGCCGGTTGTGAAACTATTTGGATTATCTGTGATGATGATATGCAACCGCTTATAAGGTATCGATTGGGAGAATATGTTCAGGATCCTGTCTGGGTTTATCGACATTTTGATCGAGAGAAGGGTGAAAAGAAAAAAGTTATTCCACTACAATATGTGCCAATACATCCCAGAGACAAGAATAAAAGAGATTGTTATGGCTGGTCTATCTTATATGGCGCAAAGGTAGCAGATAAAGTAAGTAAGGGAATTAGCACATGGCTCGCACCGGATAGATTTTATGTAGCCTTTCCATATGGCGTTTACCCGCATTGGACACCTCGCGGCAATCGTAAACAAATATCAGAAAGACAAGATAAAAAAGTTTTATATCGATATGATGGTAAAACCATTATTGACGGCGAGTATTTGGGGTTTACATTTAACCAGTCTGATTTGAAACAATTTATTGACGAGGTAAGAAAAAAATCTACCGGCTTATTCAAAAATGAAGAAAGAGAAAGACTACCTTTAAAAGAGAGATTCTCATATAGGTTCTTTACTTTAGATCAGATATTTGATACAATGAGTACAGATAATATAACATACGTTGATTTAGAAAAATATCATAGAATTGATAGTTGGGATTTATACTCTGACTATATATCTTCTGAAGGAAAAGTACAATATCCAATTCCTCGAAGTCTTCTAAATGCTAATCAAATTAATCCTGTCGGAGTCGACAATTAAAGAGGTAAAATGAACATTAAAGATTTGGTTGGTAACACCCCGATCATCGAACTAAAATCTAATATTTTCGCAAAGTTAGAAACTTTTAACCTATCAGGAAGTATTAAAGATCGGATTGTACTATATATACTCAACAACGCTGAAAACAAAGGCTTAATTAATGAAGACACTATTTTGGTTGAAGCAACGAGCGGCAATACTGGCATTGCTCTCGCTATGCTCGGTTCTATAAAGAAATATAAAGTAAAAATTATAATGCCATCGAATATGTCTGAAGAGCGAAAGCAGCTCATAAGATTATATGGTGCAGAAATAATCGAAGTTGGCCACAACGACTTTCCAGGCGCAATTGCGCTTCGGGACAAGCTTGTTCGAGAGAATGACAATTGGTGGTCTTTGAATCAATTCGAGAATCCGTTAAACGTTGAATGCCATGAAAAAACAACAGCCAAAGAAATTGTAAGGCAAATTTTCATCGACCGACGCCTGGAACCAGAAGTTTTAATTTGCGGTGCAGGTACTGGCGGCACCATAATGGGCGTGGGAAGGGTCCTTAAACGAATCAACAAAGATATCAGGATCATACAGGTCAAGCCGGCCGAAGATGCGTTAAATCACGGGATACAGGGCATTGGAGACGGCGGCGATTACTTGGTAGATCCTGATTTTATTGATGAAGTCATCTTCATTAAGACTGCAGACGCAATTGCAAAAGCCAAGGAATTATCATTAAATGGCCTCCTGGTCGGCATAAGTTCCGGAGCAAACGTTTTGGCAGCAGAACAAGCGGCTGCGACACACAAAGGCAATGGGGCGATTATTACATTCCTTTGTGATCGCGGCGAAAGATATTTATCTCTTTACTCTTGAGATAACATTCCTATAATATAACAACAGAGAGGGTACTTATGGAACGAACAGAGAGCAAGATTCCGTTTGTGGGTCTCCATGCGCATAGCGTTGTGGGATCCCCATTCGATGGATTTGGATATCCGCAAGATCATATGGATTTTGCATATCAGAATGGCAGTCATGCATTAGCGCTGACAGACCATGGAAATATGAATGGAACGTCATATCAAGTTCTTCACGCGAAGAAGATGAAGGCCGAGGGCAAGGAGTTCAAGCCAATTTTTGGTGTTGAAGCCTACTTCGTGCCCTCTGTCGCCAAGTGGAAAGAAGCATATGAAGAGGCCAAGGCTGATAAGAAGACAGCCAGAGGTTTAGAAAAAGAGGACGGTCGACTTGTAACCGAGGATGAGAATATCTCAAAGCAAAAGAGCAACTTAATCAAGGCTCGTCGACATTTAGTTCTTTTAGCGCAGAATCAGACAGGTCTTAATAATATCTTTAAGATTGTGTCTGAAACGCACCAGGGTGATCATTTTTATCGGTACCCTCGTGTTGATTATAAATTATTGGAGAAGTATAATGAAGGGATTATTGCGTCGTCTGCTTGTTTGGGTGGTGTTTACGCTGGTGATTATTGGGATAACTTGGACAGTGGACCTGATTCTATATTAGATGCAATGCGTGAGACAACTACTCGTATGCAATCTATTTTAGGAGATCGGTGGTATGGGGAGTTACAGTGGAATAACGTGCCGGCACAACACGAATTGAATCAATACGTCGTGCAGCTGCATCAGGAGACTGGATTGGAACTTATTTCTACGGCAGATAGCCATTATCCAAATCCGGATGCGTGGAAAGACCGCGAACTATACAAGCGTTTGGGATATCTTAATCGACCCAAGAAGCCGGACTGGCTAACGTCAGAATTACCCGTTGATGTTGATGAAGTAGGGATGGAACTTTATCCGAAGAATGGAGACCAGATGTGGGAGTCGTATAAGAAGTATTCTGAAGAGTGTCAAGTGATTTATGATGATGACTTGGTTTACGATTCTATCGTCAAGACTCATTTTATCGCTAGCGAACGTATAGAAGATTTTATGCCAGATGACACTGTACGCCTACCAAGCTTCGTTGTACCGGCCGGCGTGACTGCAGATGAGGCTCTCCTCAAGATGTCAGTGGCCGGCCTGCGAAGTTTAAGTTTAGACGAGAATGAAGAATATGCACAGCGCCTCCAGCATGAACTGGATGTTATTGTTGACCGCGGCTTCTCAAAGTATTTCCTGACAATGAAGGCGATCTCTGACAAAGCAAATGAGAATATGCTTTCAGGACCTGGACGAGGCTCAGCTGCTGGCTCTCTTGTCGCCTATGTCCTTGGAATCACACAAATCGATCCCATTAAGTATGGCCTGCTGTTCAGCCGCTTCTTACGTTCTGACGCAACTGATTATCCAGACATTGATTATGATGTCAGCGATGCGTTTGGTCTGAAAGAGATCTTGGCTAAGGAATGGGGCGAGACGAATGTTGTGCCAATTTCAAATTACAATACTCTTCAACTCAAGTCTTTGATCAAAGATATCTCAAAGTTCTATGAAATAGAATTCGTTGAAGTTAATCGAGTGACCGGACGAATGGTCAAGGAAGCAACTCCGAAAGCAAAGGCAGCAAAGGGAATTAAGGCCGGCCTCTACATTCCAAATTTTGAAGAGCTTATGCAATACTCTGATTCTCTGCAGGAATTCTTAGCAAAATACCCACATATCAAAACTCACATCGAAGCCTTATACGGACAAGTTCGATCTGTTAGTCGACACGCCGGCGGCGTTGTGATTGGAGAAGATCTAGATAAGCATATGCCTCTAATCAATAGAGGCGGTGTCGTGCAGACCCCATGGGCGGAAGGACAGAATGTTAGACATCTAGAACCAATGGGTTTTATTAAGTTTGATCTGCTAGGCCTCTCAACATTAGAGATGATTCAGTCTTGTGTTGGTCATATTCTCCGTCGCCACAAAGGTGTTGAGAATCCAACTTATCAGGACATTAAAGAATATTACAATACATATATTCATCCAGACAAGATTGATCTAGAGGATCAAGAGGTATACAAGAACATTTTCCAGAAAGGCAAATTTGTTGGTATTTTTCAGTTTACTAATGAGGGCGCCCAGCGCTTTTGTAAGTCTGCGAAACCTACTAGTATCATTGACATTTCTGCCATTACCTCGATTTATCGTCCCGGCCCATTGGGCGCCCACGTTGATAAGTCTTACGTAAAAGCAAAGCGGAATCCTTCCGAGGTTCAATACGTTAACGATCTTGTAAAGGAAGTTACAGAAGAGACAGCAGGTTTCTTAATTTTCCAGGAGCAAATTGCATTGCTGGCTCATAAGCTTGGCAAAGATTTCTCTCTAGACGAGGGCAACAAACTTCGCAAGCTCTTAACCAAAAAGGGAACTGGCTCTGTACTGAAAGAGAAGAACAAACTTGAGAAGAAGTTCTTGGACGGATGTTTAGAGAAGAACATCGATTTAACTACAGCTAGCAAACTTTGGCGAAACTTTGAGTATTTCTCTGGTTATGGCTTTAACAAGTCTCACGCAGTTTCATATTCTGTTCTGTCTTATCAGTGCGCGTGGCTTCTCAATTACTACCCGGAATGCTGGACTGCAGCCTTCTTAGACAAGGAGCCGGAGTCTCGTAAAGAGTTAGCCATTTCCTTGGCACAACAATACGGGTTTGAGGTAACGGATATTGATATCAACACCTCCGCGGGTATTGCCTGGGAGATTAGTGAGGATGGTAAGACTTTAATTCAGCCTTTGAGTTCAATCAAAGGCCTCGGCGCCGCGGCCATTAAACAAATCGTCGATAACCGTCCGTTTGAGAATGCAGAAGATCTACTTTTTAAGGAAGGGGTGACATATTCCAAATTAAACAAGAAGGCGCTAGATGTACTGTGTCGTTCAGGGGCTTTGGATAAAATAGTTGATGATACATTTACAGGAAAGAAGCATTTTTGGATGTCGTGTATCCAAAATCGTCCGAAGAACAAGAAGAAGATGTTAGAGAATATTCAGGAGTTTCATGACGCCGGCGAATTCTCCCGAGAGGAAAAGATTAATAACATTTCAGATTTGACGGGAATTTTTCCCTTTGATATCGTTCTTTCAAGGGATGTTAAGTCAGCTATTCAACGATATGAAGTACCAGCGCTTGGCGATTGGGATCCAGAACTTGGTGCAGCTTGGTTTGTTCCTCGCGAGAAGATTGCCAAGAAGACAAAGAATGGAAAGCCATATTGGATTTTAAAAGTTATTGACAATACCTCAACGGTGAATACTATTAGAGTCTGGGGAGTTGATCCAAATAGAGATTTAATTCATTTGAATCGTCCATATGGAGCCCAACTAAGCTATAGCGAGGATTGGGGATTTAGTTTGAGGCTAAATAAAAATAGATTAGTATTATTAGGTTGACAAACCAAAAGGAGTTTGATATTATGAGTGGAGCAAAAAGAAAAATACAACGTGCTAAAAAGAAAAGAGCCGAAAAAGAATTACAAGATAAGATGTTTATGTTTGATAAACTCGGCGATGCTTGTATGACTTGTGAGAAGCCTTTTGATAAGAAGGATAAAGAACAAGTTCAAAGCTGGAACGTTGTAGTTCGCAAAAAAGAAAAGAAAGTTAATTTGTATTGTCCCGAATGCTGGGAGAAAGCAAAGAATATCATTGAAGAATTTGCAAGGAGTAAAAATGATAATTGAGTACGCAACTGTAGAATTTGGGGTCAAAGTCCCGACGCGAAGTAACCCGTCCGATGCTGGATTGGACATCTACGCGCATTTAAAAGAGAAGATTGAGATTGCGCCCGGAGCGAACAAGATGATTCCTACCGGTCTACGATTTGGGATCCCACACGGATATATGTTGCAGGTTTGCAATAGATCAAGTATGGGAGCAAAACGATCTTTGGTCGTCGGCGCGCATATTATTGATTCAGGATATGACGGTGAAGTCTTTATTGATCTTCATAATATTGGAGCAGATACACAAACAATTATCACCGGTGATAAAGTTGCACAACTGATCTTGGTCCCGGTGGTTCATTTCCGCGCCCGCCGAGCAGCCACTACAAATTTGTATGAAAATCAAGGGCTTACGATAAGTGAAAGAGGCAGCGGAGCCCTAGGGAGCACCGATAAAAGCACTCCTCACCCTCTGAATGGTCACCCCTCCGGAGGCTTCTAGTGAAGATTAATAAAGAAGAGTGGCGCTGTATGGTAGACAACGCCAATTTGGCAGATCTGCACGAAAGAAAAGATTTAAGAGATTTACCTTCCCTGGAAGATTTGAAAGCATTGGCCACACGCGAAGCTAATTTAGTTGATCATCCAAATCACTATAACATAGGAAAATATGAAGTGATCGATATAATTGAAGATTGGGAATTAGATTTTCATTGTGGAAACGCAGTTAAGTATATCGCGCGCCATAGTTATAAAGAGAATCCCAAGCAAGACATAGAAAAGGCAATTTGGTACTTACAGAGATATCTGGAAACCTTAGATGAAGACTCTTGATTTACACAATGTTAGACACAGCAAAGTAGAAGAAAAATTAATAAAGTTTATAAATCATAGACTTCCGTTAGATATACCTTTCAGAGTTATAACCGGACAGTCAGATTATATGCATATGTTGGTAACACAACTCCTGCAAAAAAATGATCTTTATTGGAAATACGAAAGTTACGCAAATCCAGGCTCTTTGATAATAATGGATGTGCAAGCACCAGGATACAATTAATGAATGATTGGTTTACAGGATCCGGGGATCGGATATCTTTTGAAGATATAATAAAAATTGTAATAGAACATTCAGAGGCCACTGGCACTGTTTACATTGGGTCCGATAGCATGGTTCAAAAACAAAAATGTGTTTTTTGCACAGCCATTTGCCTATTAGGGCCCACAGAACAAAGTAACCGTTATTTTATTAAAAGAACGAAAAGTGACGCAAAAGAATTTAAAACTTTACTTCAGAGAATTACAACCGAGGTTCAAAATTCTATTGATATGGGATTAAGATTGTTGGAATATTGTCCGACGATAAAGATTGAACTGCACCTAGATGTAAGTAACACAAACAAAGAATCAAAAACAAGCAAGTTTGCTGACATGTTAATAGGCTATGCCAAAGGAAGCGGCTTTGATTGTAAGATAAAACCAGATGCATTTGCGGCATATTGTGTCGCAGATAAACACTCAAAATAGGAGAAACAGTGAAAAAAGCATTATCATATGACGATGTATTACTTGTTCCGCGATATAGTGATATCGAAAGTAGAGGGCAGGTCGACATCGGCAGCAGTTTAGGAGATGATTTAAAATTTAAATTACCAATTATTTCCAGTCCGATGGATACCGTTACCGAAGATAAGATGGCGTGTATGATGGCTTCACACGGAGGCCTAGGCATAATTCATCGTTATAACGAAATCGAGGAGCAGGCCCGTACTGCAGCCCGCGCCTTGTTTGAGGGCAATGAAAAAACTGTTGGGGCAGCAATTGGAATGACCGGAGATTATGAAGAACGGGCCATGGCCTTGTGTTCTGTCGGCGTAGAGGTGTTATGTGTCGATGTCGCCCACGGCCATCACATTATGATGGAGAGGTGCCTAAAGACACTTAAAGACCGTTTTCAGAACAAAGTACATATAATGGCCGGCAACGTTGCGACACTAGAAGGCTTCGAAGCATTAGCTTCCTGGGGAGCAGATTCAATCCGTGTTGGTATTGGCGGCGGCTCCATCTGTTCTACTAGGCTCATATCCGGACACGGTGTTCCCACACTAGAGAGTATTATGGAATGTGCCAAGAGCACATCTGATGTAAAAATTATTGCAGATGGAGGGATAAAAACTTCTGGCGATATAATTAAATCATTGGCCGCCGGCGCTGACTTTGTTATGATAGGGTCTTTGCTGGCAGGATCTGAGGAAACTCCCGGTGAAACGTTCTGCGGAAATACAGGCAAAAGGTATAAAGTATACAGAGGCATGGCATCAGCGGATGCGCAAAATGAATGGCGCGGGAAAACGTCAACCCCAGAGGGGATTTCAACTACCGTTTCGTTTAAAGGTAGTGCTGGCGATATCCTTGAAGATCTCGCTGGTGGTATTCGCAGTGGTCTCTCTTACACGGGCGTGCGAAGTCTTGGAGAACTTCGATGTAAAGCAACTTTCATTAGACAAACACACGCTGGTCAATCCGAAAGTTCCACCCACATTTTGAGGAGGAGCTAGTGGCGAAAGATCCTAATCTTCCAGACCCGGAAGATCGTAAAAAAATGATGTTTTGGGAATCCCCCAAACGACAAGCTAATCTAAAGATAAGATTGGGATTAGATGGATTTACACAATCACATTTTTTCCGTGCCATAATCACAGGCTATCTAGAAAAAGACGAAAACATATTAAAGTATATTGATGATTATAAAGAAAAGACCAGATCTCAAGGTATCGCCAAGCGTAAAGTAATAAATAAAAATTTAGCCAATGCGAGAGAGACTGAAAACAAGTTCGCCCTAAACGAAAACGAGATTGAGGATATATTTGATATTATTGCGGAGGAGTTTCCGGAACTATGAAATGTCTAAAAGATTTAAAGCAGAATAAAAAATGTTGCCAAAAAAAAGATTGTCGCCAGTGGATAGACTTTGAAGACGACTTAAACTGTACGTTAGAAGCAATTGCAAAAAATGAACATGCATCAATGACTTTAAGAGAAGTAGGCAATCGCCTAGGCGTAAGTTTTGTTAGGATTAAACAGATCGAGGATGCAGCGCTAAAGAAATTGCTAGCAAGTGATCCACAACTAGTTGAATATCTTATAAAAGATGACTTTTAAAACTTTTTGATACTATTTATTTTTGAAATCTATTTTTCAATAGGAGATTAATGATGAAGAAGAGCCTGCTAAATGAATCAGAGATCCGCAAGTTTATGAAATTCGCGGATTTGAATACCTTAACTGAGAACTTTATTGAGAACAGTTATGGCTTAGAAGAAGACACCGTTACTGAAGAAGACACCGTTACTGAAGACACTTTTACAGAAGAAGTCCTCGCCGAGGAAGACGTTGATGTTAAAGATCTGGTCACTGCCTTGATGGACGTGATTCAGGATAAGACGGGTGTTCAGGTGAGTGTGGAAGACGATCCCGGCGCAGAGGCTGATGGAGAGCTAGAAGAGCCGTTGCCTGGCGAAGAAGAGGAGGTCGGCTCAGAGCCTTCTCCAGAGGCTGCAGAAGATGATCTAGGAGATCTGGAAGCAGGGGCCCCCGAAGAAGAAGAGGTACCCCCGGAAGAAGAGACGGATATGATAGCTGAACGCTTGGTCCACCGGATTACTCGTAGGGTTGCAGCGCGCCTTTTGAAAGAGAATAGAAAATAATATAAAAAAAGTATTAAAAAATAGATTTTGAAAGACAAGGTTGATCCTTGTCTTTTTTTTTGGAAGAGGCTATAATGGAAAATGAGATGTTGATATATTTTAGTTGGTTTGTCGGCGGGGCAGTTACGCATAAAATTTTATCTTATTTGTTGGCACTAGGAACTTCAATCAACCTTTTCAATCAAACATTAAATGGTTGTTTGGTGATGCTAAACAAAATTGATGAACAAAGACTTGTGACATTAAAACAAAAATATGATAAATTGGAAAAAAATAAAACCGATATCGAAGGGGAAGAGATTGAGCAAGAAAAGACCATGGATTTAAATAGCCACTATTTATGGAGGGAGATGATGATAGGAATTATATTAATTTGTTGTCCTAAATCTATAAAATCTAGCTTAAATTTTAAAGACTGGCCATCGGCTATGAAATTATTAGAAAAATAGGAGTTTTATAATGTTTAGTGCCAAAAAAGAAGATACGAAGAAACCTGCAAAAAAGCGGCCATCGAAGAAGAAGGCTGTAGAAGAAGATGAGGTGCCAGAAGAAGAAAATAAAGAAGAGACACCACCTGACTCAACGATGGAGGATCTATCATTTCTCTTGAATCTTGGAGGAGGAACGGCCGAGAGCCCCCCGCAACTGAGAGTTACAGGAATCTACGGAGATATTAATGAAGAAAAATGTTCAGAAACTCTTTATTCAATGTTGCTACTTCAAAAATCTGGTATGAAATTAGAACCAGAAGATCCAGAAGACCCAGAATCTGAGCTAATCGAAGTTAGTGAACCTTTTGATTTTTTTGTATCTTCTCACGGAGGATCCGCAGTTGAAATGTTCTCATTGTATGATATAATGAGACAGATAAGAGAAACAATGCCAATTCATACAGTTGGGATTGGCAAAGTAATGTCAGCCGCAACACTTCTCCTGGCCGCCGGGACAAAAGGCGAAAGAAAGATCGGCAGGTATTGCCGCGTTATGATTCATGGTGTTATTTCTGGACAGCATGGTCACTTAGCTGATATTGAAAATGAATTTGATGAAGCTAAAATGACACAAAAACTGTATATTCAAGCACTTGCAGAAGAAACAAATATGACCGAAAGATATTTGAGAAATCTAATTAAGAAGAAGAGTAATGTTTATATATCGGCCGAGGAGGCTGTTGACTTAGGGATTGCAGATATAGTGATATGAGCTGGACCTGGAACAAAATTAGATATAATAAAAAAACCTCCAAAGAGTTGGGTTGGGATCCGTCCTGGTTCGGAGAAGATGGTTTTGACAAAAATCTAATAGATTCCATTATGCAGTTTCAAACAAATCATAACTTAAAACCAGATGGAATGGTAGGCACGAACACATATCGGCGCGCCCTCCTTAAGCATGAGAAGGTACAAGATTCTTTAGAAGGCCACAGTAATCTTATGATCAATGGCAGACTCAAGCCAATTGCTTGGCATAAAGTAAAGAAAGATATACTTCCTTCAAAATGTTTTCGACGCAGCAGGAAAGAAAGAAAGCCTCATGTTATTGTAACTCATTGGGATGTATGTACTTCTGCAGCTTCTTGCAAAAGGGTGCTGGAAAAAAGAAATATTTCCACACATTTTGTTATTGATAATGACGGAACAATTGTTCAGCTTGTTGATACAAACAATATTGCATGGCATGCGAAGGGCGCAAACAACAATTCAATTGGAATCGACATATCTAATGCGTACTACACCAAATATATGAATTCATATACAAAGAAAGGTCTAGGGTTGCGCCCAACATTAAATGATAGCGTTGTGCACGGCAGAAGACTACCAAATCATTTGGGTTTTTATCCGGCACAGTTACATGCCTATTCAGTATTGATTGCATTTTTGTGCAAGACATATGATATTCCGCTAGATTATCCGAAAGATGAGAACGGATTATTGTGCACGACGGTTTATCAACCAGCGGTTAAGAATAAATTTGAAGGTGTCATTAACCATTACAATTTGACGAGAAATAAAATTGATACTGCGGGTTTAAAACTCGACGAGATTATTGATAATATTAAGAACATGGAGAGTTAATTAAGACTATGGAATTTAAAATGAATGAAGCATCGATCGACGATGCATTAAAAGTATTAAAAGAAAATAAAGAAATAAAGCCTTTCGATTTATTGGCTGAGCTTGAGAATCGAATGAGA